TCCATCGTCTCGAGTCTCGTACTCGATCGGCTCAAATCCGATCGACAGTTTTGTGAGGGCTCCGTCGCGGATCAGCTGCGCGATATCGCGGCCTCGCTGAGTATCGGAGATTCGCGCGGTGATCTTTCGTCCGTCTGCAGTGTCCTCAGCGTGGGTGATCACTCCGATTGGCTCGGAGTGCCCATACCGGAGGATTGCTCCTGCATCGTCGATGCTTCCGGGAGCGAACTGCTCATACCAGTCTCCGAACGCGATCTCGCGATTGAACGGGACTCCGATTCCCTCGATTGTGAGGCCGTCGATTGCCGCGCGGCATTCGAGTGCGCGCGTCTGCATGCTTTCAAGATTCATTAGCGGTACTTTCTGGAGCGGCGGAGGCGGAGATACCTTCGATTTCACGGGCATACTTTGCGGAGTAAAGTCCCATCTCAATTGCAGCTTTATGGGCGGCATAACGGGTCGTCGTGTCGGAGCGGAGCAATGCCTCGACGTTGAACTTCACGCGTTGCCCACGCGGGACAATCGATGTGAGAGCATCCTCGAGACGCGTAATGTAGGACTGCAGAGTGAACCGAGTAAACGCAATCCACTCTTGCTCGACATTCGAGTAGGTCTGTGCGTTGCCCTCGACCGCTGCGAGGAGGAGAGGCGCGGGAATACCAAAGATCCGCGCGATCTGCGTCGTATTAAACTGCTGCGCTTCAATCCACTGCGCTTCGCGGGGAGAGATAAGGATAGGAGTGTAGGAGAGGCCGTGCGGAAATACTCGGATCCTCGAGGGATTAGCCGACATATCGAGAGGATTCCCGTCTGCATCGAGGTAATTCCACGCGTTGCGCATAGCGACGAGATCCTCAGTGGAAACCTTCTGATCGGTCGAGAGGATCCCGCTCGGCTGTCCACTGTTCCTAAACCATCCTGCAGCGAAATCGCGGATGTCCTTCGCGGTAGCTAGCTCCGTGTGTGAGGCTTGGATCGGGCCGAGGCCAGTAGCGCTACCGGGGAGAGTAAGCAGAGGCACGTGTAGGATCTCGTCGGTGCTGTAGCTCTTCCCCTTGTAGGCAATAGTCTTTACCCCGGTTGCTTCGTCGATCAGTGCGTGGCAGAGCCAAGGATCAAGGACGGTAAGGGAATCGACGCTATCACCGAAACGCTCTACCTTGATATACGCGTTCCCGGTTGAAGCGAGGGAGATAGTTGCAGTTTCGACGAAATCTCCGCGCGATTGGTGGAGGTTTGGGCGGCGGATGATCGAGGGAACATCGGATGCTGCGAGCTGCTCTCCTTGCCTTTCCACGACGATGGAGAGCTGTCGCATGGCTGTCGCAATGATGCTGATTGAGCGGTAGACAGCTGAGAGACTTACTGCGGATCCGAGAGAGAGGTTACCGGGATCAGAGGCGGTGCGCACGCTCGCGAGGCCACTCGAGNNNTTGATCGGGTGTTGATCCCGATAGCTGCGAGAAGGCGCGCTGAAAATCCCATACGACGATAAAACGCGCGCCGGTTGGTGTGTGTCTATTAATCGGCACTGTTTGGGTCATACAGGGGTTTGCACGGGCCACGCGAGGCCCTTTTATGCAACGAGTACCGGTACGTAGTTATCTTCACGGTGCGTATCTGCATACAAAGCGATACTAGCTGCGATGAGTGAGGGGATAGGAGCGAGGCTCTTTTCTCGATCGAGTAGCTCGAGGCCATTCACGCGTTTTACCTGCGCGGCTGAGAGGGCTTGTCGCAGCACGTCGGATCCATCATGAGTGAGAGTGTGATCATCGCGCGCGGCGGTGATAAACGTTTGATCGGCGAGGCGGCGCTCTTGGAACTCAAGAACCTTCACGGGGAGAGTGTCTCCGATCGAGTCGAGGATACGGCGCACAGGGCCTGCTCCATCCGCTGCGAGACGCGTAATCCCGCGCGCGTGCAAATCTTGTAGATAGGGGATGAGCCACGCTGTTCCCGGTGCTTGGTGGATCACTCGAGAGCACGGGCCTCCCTCTCCTTGCCATGAGGCCACGACAGCGGCGCACGCGTTTTGCGGCGCAACCTCGAACGCTACTGTAATGTCATCGAGCGCGGGAGCGATAATCTCCGTATCTGCGAGGTCATCCCACATCTGCAGAGGAATGAACGTATCCTGCACGTCGGTAAGACGGTTCATATAGGCCCGCATGAATTCGCCTTCACTCATCGAGTCGAGCTCATCTTTTAGCGCTTGCTCGGTGATCGTATTCCCTAAAGCTGGGTGAAACTTCCACCAAGCGGCTGGATCTCGGTAGTCCTCACCTACGGGGAGCGAGAACTCGATATAGCACATGCTCGGTTTGGTACCTGCGCGGCCTTTTTCCACAAGATCGTTCATGAACTCACTTGCGAGTGTTCCCATAGTTGACGTGTACCAGCGCTGCGCGCGCGGGCCGAGAGTCACTGCGGATGGTCGCACGCCTCCTAGAATCGCGTCGCCTTGGGCCTTCGAGAAATACCAGATCTCGTCCATATCGACATGAATACTTGTCTCACCGTGAATTGCTTCCTCGTTTGGTGTGAACTGTGAGAGCTTCGCTCCGTTCGCGAGCAATTCGAGGCCAGCGTCTCCCTTCCCTCGACGTGGCTTGAAATAGCTTGATAGCGAGGACTGCTCTACTGCGTCGATCATGTCGAGCATGCGGAGGCTTGAGTGCTTCGCTGTCTGTGCCGTCGCAAAGAGGTGTGCGCTTGGATTCTCGAGCATGCGGAGGATACGGATAGGCCTAAGCAGCGTTGTCTTTCCGGATTGTCGGGGGACAGTCACGAGGACATCTGAATACTTGTATAGCTTCTCTCCACGACTGTTTAGCTTGTACTGAGTTCCAACATCCCACACATACCGCTGCCACGGCTGCGGCATTTTACCGAGAGCGATCGAGATCGCAGTCAGTCTCGGTTCCTCACTTAGATACGACGGATCACGGCGAGGACCGAAAGCGGGAGGCGGAAAGTGGGTAAACATCTTAGTTTTCGCGGGGATCAGCTGGCATAGGGATCATTACGGCATCGAGTACCTCTGTAAGCTTCTGCAGAGGATCGTGTGCCTGCTCTGCGGGCCTCGGGAGCTTATCTGCGATGTCGTTTAAGGCCTTGAAAAGTTGCGCGCGTCCACTCGCTGCGTCCGTAGGCTTGATATCGTCTACGGCGCGCGCTGCTTTAAGCACGAGGGAGATCAAGCCGGTGTGTGTCTCGTCGAGATATCCGGCTTTTTTCATTGAATCAATCTGAATACGATACGATTTCTCGACTTCTCCGGGATTCTCCGCTAAATACCCGCTATTTTGCCTAAAAATATCGCTATCTAGAGGCACGTCGATAAAGTCCATTTTGAGGTGAAACTCCATTTTTTTTAAGTGATTTGGGGAGGGACTTTTCGGCTAGCGCACGGTGTATCACCGTGCTTTTAGCCAGAAAAAACGCACTAACCGGTGAACAAACTCGCTGTAGCGTCATAGATCACCGATGCCGGGCCTTTATACTCACGATCACGCTTAGCGCTATTGCATCTAATATGAGCTGGCCTGCAGTTCTCAAGAGTTGTCCTGCCTCCCTTACTCCGTGGGATCAGATGCTCACATGATTCTTCCCCTCGCTTGATCCTCAATCCACACAAGCAGCAGAGGTTTCCATACACGCGGATTAGCTCGAGCGTGAACGCCTTCCTCTTCTTGTGTGAGAGGCCCGTCCAATCGTCCCTGCGCTGCGCTCTCATGAGACAATCACCGGAGACGCTGAGCGCGTGGTAGTAGTTGCTGCCTGATCGAGCCAGCGAGACACGTGCGCGGGAATGTAACGGACTCTGCGTCCAACCTTCACAAACGGTGGTCCTCCTCCTCTCTGCCTAAGCTTTCGCAGATACTCCGGCTCGACTTGTAAGAACAGAGCGCACTCTTCCTCGGTCCATGCTGTCGTTTGCATCAGTCCACCTGATTCGTGAGATAGAGCGCGTTCATCATAAGAGCGTGTGCTTCATTGAGCTGCGTGTGCAATTGCAGCTGCACACCTGAGCAAGAGTAAGGAGAGTCAGGCAGAGCTTCCTTAGCGTCAATGATGCTATCTAGAACAGCGTGCACAGCGAGCTTGATACGGTAACGATCATCCTCAGTAGTCATAGCCGTGTGCCAACTCCCGTGAGATTCACGTGCTCCGCGTGCATATCAGCTTCAAGACTGCGTAGATCCTCATAGCTAAGAGCTCCACATACTGCAAGCTCTTCGGCAACCGGATCAAGATCTACAAGCTCAATCCAACGAGACGACGGAGTACCGGGGTATTTCTTCTGCATGTACGCTTGATAGGTGATCATCATCGTCATTGGCTTAGCCTCGCTAACAGCGGCAACGCTAACAGCGTTGCTCTTATTCGTTGGTGGAATGGAAAGACTGAGAGAGCGCGAACCGCTTCGCGCGGTCGCTCTCTCG